CACCAGAGCTGAGGCTCCGTAGAATCCGCCACCGCTCTCTGCTGACCAGAATCCGACATAAGCAACCGTCTTTCCGGCTGGTATATCGAATACGGGTTGGATTGACGAGTCCTTGCTTCCGGCATCGGCTGGACTCCAAGTGAATGCTTTTCTCGCGTAGGCAGGAGCCCCGCCTAAAATCTCGTTAGTTCCGTTGTCTCCCGGGTCGCCGTCATGGAGCGAAGCGAAGACAGCTAGGTCTCCGAGCGCATCCAGCATCACGTTTTTTCCTAATGTGCTATAAGGCATCTTTACCTCCTTACTCTATATCCAACCGCACACTCGCAATTCGGGTGAGCTGTAGGGTGCTCATCTCCGCTCGGGAATGCGGCATCCAAAGCGATAGGCCCTGCGGCCTCGTTTTCCTGGCAGATCTCGCAGGGGTTTGCCCCTCCGGCCATCCAGGACTTCTCCGGGACTCCCGGTAGCCAACCCTCGGTTACGGCCTGCCTCATCGAATCTATCTGGCCGAAGTTGTACGAGTTCGAGAGCTCCGTTCGGGCTATCCTGGAGGCCCTGTTTTTGTGTAGGAATTTCGTATAATTCGCAACCTGGCTGTTGATCACATTCGCGGCCACGCCCTCTTCTGTGAGCGTCCCCATGAATCTGGCCACAGCCAATGCCTCGCGTTCCGTAAGCCCCACTATCGGGCGGATCCTCTGTGCCAGGATGTAGGGACTCGTCACGCCCAACGCTATCTGGTCCTGCAGGAGCGCATGGACCGAGCCTACCTGTGCGGCCGTGAGGTTCACTATCAGATTGCCGCCCTCGCTGTCCACCCAAGCCTTTACTGATGTCATGGTCGAGTCAAAGTCGAACTGCTTTCGCTGGAGCAGATTGACCTTCTTTGCAATGCGGTCGCCGGCGACTGCTATGCCCTTGACCCATTCCGGGATTATGTCGTCCCTCACGAATTCCCTGATCATCCTGTCCCACGGATCTTCCCATTCCGATGGCACTCTGCCCGAATCGAGTGCGAGCTTCGTGGTGTCGATGGTCACGAGCTTACTCTGCCTCTCCCAAAGGGCCTTTGCCGGTCTTGAGATGGTCCTCTCCTCCTCATTCAGATAACGGCGCAATTCGAAGACACCTCGAGTGTCCGTGATCACGATGTCTCGAGCCCTAGTTTCTATCGCCATTTTTCTTGGGATCTCGGGAATGAGTTCTATCGGATAATACATAGCCATCATCACTCCTCTTCCCGGTTCCCGCTTATGTCCGCCAGCGGGATGAAATTCGCGGGGACCATAATCACGTCCCCTTCTTTCCCTATCTCGTCATCGCCGGTGGCCCTTCTTTTTTCGTTCACGGTCCTCCACCATGCCTTCCCCTGTCTTTCATAGATCGCATTCAGCTCT